GGCTATTAAGGAAAACCGCATCGACGTGTTCTTTTCCAGTCACGACGCTGCCCTCGCGTTCGGTGTGCAGAGCGCAATGGTCTATGTGGAGGAGGAGCCGTGATGTATCGCTGCGATTCCTGCCACGCCGATTTTGACGAACCCGCCATTCGCTTTGAGCGCGAGAACCTGGACGGCGAGAACGGCATCTTCTATGCGCAGTATGCCGTCTGCCCCTATTGCGGGGAGGATTGGTTTTCCGAAATACCCGAAGAGGAGGAAAGCAAATGAACGTCCATTTTGACCCCGAACGGCACATTTACACCGTGGATGGCGTGCAGCTCCCCAGCGTCACCGAGGTCTGCCGTTTCCTCGCCTATGACTATAAGTCCTCGCAGCCGTGGCTTGCCGAAGCCGCCGCCCGCCGCGGCACCGCCGTACACGAGGCATGCGCTCTCATTGACTACGGCGAGATACCGGAGGAAACGCCGGAGATCGCCGGATACCTGAAAGCCTACCGCCGGTTCCTGGCGGACTATAAGCCGGATTGGGAGCTGATCGAGCACCCGATGGGCAATATGGAGCTCGGCTATGCCGGCACGCTCGACCGCTACGGCGCGATCGACGGCGCTTTGACCCTGTTGGACGTTAAGACCGGACAGCTCCACAACGCCGCCCTCTCCGCCCAGCTCACGGGCTACGGCAACCTGCTCTATGCCGAGCGCGGCATTGTCCCCGATCAGACCCTCGCGCTCAAGCTCTCCAAAGACGGCACCTACGAGCTGCGCCCCGTTCTGCCGGACGCCGAGCTGTTCCGAGTATGCCTGTTTATCCATCAGACCGTCACAAAGAAAGGAAAGAAGAAATGAACGAGATCGCCCTCTATCGCTATGACGCCGCCGCTCTGGCGGTGGCCCCCATTCCCCGCACCGGCAACTATACCATCTGCGCCCCCAACGGCATCCCCGCCACCTTGAAGCGCGGAACGGACTTCGGCATGATCCGCAAGAAGAACGGCGACGCCATGACGAAAAACCCCACTCTCTTCAAGTCCGGCGCGGAGAAGGTCGCCGTCGCCTATGGCCTATGCCAGCGCTACACGCTGGAGAGCAAGCTGGAGGACATCGAGCACGGCTTTTTCTACTTCCTCGTCCGCTGCGACCTCGTGAAGATCGTCAACGGCGTGGAGTATGTCATCACTTCCGCCTACGGCTCCGGCAATACCCGCGAGGGCCGCACCGGCTCGCAGTCCCCCTATGACGGCGCGAACAGCGCGGTCAAAATGGCGCAGAAGCGCGCCCTGGTCTCCGCCGCCCTTTCTTTGGGCTGCGTCTCCGATATGTTCACGCAGGACATAGAGAGCGACACCGAGGACGGCACCGCGTACATCAACGAAAAGGATCCCGAGGCCCCCATCACCGCCGCGCAGGTCAAATTCTTCTATGCCGCCGCTTCCCGCCACGGCCTGACGAAGCCGGAGGCGAAAGCACTCGTCAAGAAGTTCGGCTATGACAGTGCATCCAAGATCAAGACGAAGGACTTTGACGCCATGCTGGCGGAGCTGGGAGGGACCGAGGAATGATCACGAAGCTCGGAACCGACTATTTCAAGGGGCAGAAACAGGATATTTATCTCATTGCCTCCACCGTCACCTCGGACGGCGAGCTGAAATCCACGCAGTCCGGCAAGACCTTCGGCACCTGCTCCTGCAAGGCAATGGAAAAGGAGGACGGCACTGCCGTCTGGGTCGCCGTCAAGAGCTTCAACGAGCTGGTCCGCGACCGCATCGCCCGCGCCGGAAAGGGTACGCCCTTCCTCGCGTGGGGGCACGTAGAGACGCGTGAGTACAACGGCAAGGAATATACGGATATGCTCGCAGACGGCTTTCTGAGCCCGTTTGCGGGCGGCGCAGAGCCTATACCCACGCCGGTGGGCAGCACGCAGAAGTATTACCCCGTCGAGGAGGTAGACGACGGCGAGCTCCCTTTCTGAGTGCACACGGCATGACCGGCGAGGCCGTTTCGCGCATCCTCTCTCTGCTCTCGGCGTATTTCCCCAATCGCAAGATCACGCCCGACCTCCAGCGTGCGTGGCAGCTCGCGCTCAAGCCCTACGACTATAAGGACGTCAAGGCGCAGGTGGTCCGCTACGTCCGGCGAAACAAATTCTTTCCCGACGTGGCGGATATCACCGCCGCGCTCCCCGAGCCGGAGCGCCGAAACGGTGAGAACGCGGGGAAAAACGCATGGATGGGCGAATACATCAAAGAAGGCAACAACGCATGGGCGAAAAAGTATATGTTGCCGTGAAAGGAAATCATGATCGAATTTATCGTACCCACGGCGGCCATCGGCAAGGCCAGACCCCGCGTCACCCGGCACGGGACCTATACGCCCCGGAAAACGCGGGACTATGAGGAGCTGGTGCGCCATTGCTTCCGCACCAGCGGGAGCCTTCCCTATACCGACGCGCGCCAGCCGCTCAAGGCAGAGATCGTCGCCTGCTTCACCGTTCCCAAAAGCTATTCCAGGAAAAAGCACGCCGAGCTTCCCGGCAAGCCCTACACGCACAAGCCGGACGCCGATAACCTCGCAAAATGCCTGCTCGACGCGCTCAACGGCCTCGCCTATCCCGACGACGCGCAGATCACTGCGCTTGAGGTCGGCAAGTTCTATTCCGACCGCGATTTTATACTCGTTAAGATTTATTCAGAGGAGGAAACCAACCATGCGAACACATAAGCGCGTCCCCCGGAGAAACCTTATGACGCCGGCACAGGCCCGCGAGGAGCGGCGCATCAATCCGTGGCTCTCGCTCGCGCAGGGCGTCATCCTGCAAGCCATCTTCGATTGGCGCGCCATCGAAGCCGACGTGAAGATCGTCGGCGGCGCAAAAACGACCTTTGACGGTCTGCGCGCCTTCTTCCGCTCGCAATGGGCCGACCATCTGCTGCTCTGCACAGACATTTCCGCGCTCTATGTCCTCGACGTGCTCGAAAACGAGCTCGCCGAGATCGAGGCAGGGCGCACGCAGGTCCTCCCGCGTGTCAATGCGCGCCCGACGGTCGTCCGCCGCGCAAAGCCCAAAAGCGCCGCCGCTCTCGACGACCTCAAGCAATGGACCAATGACAAGCCCACGAGGAGGAAAGCATGAAACTTTTGATCGGCGGAAGCCCCTGCACGCACTGGTCGATCGCGCAGACCAAGAACCGCGAAACCATGGAGGGATATGTGATGGATGCTGTTAAGTTTATTGAGGAGCGGAACAGAATGTGCGGCACCATGAGTGAGGTGTGGGGCGTTGATGCGGCGCAAATTGTGAAAAACACCGAGGAATGGTCTGCCGCACACCCGCGCAAGACGCGGCAGAGCGTGTTTTTGGAGCAGTATCCGGAGGCTGAAATTGACAAATGCGGGTGCTTGATGCTATGCCCAAAGCGCATTTCTGCTGATTGCCGGAACAGATACGGGAATTGTACAAATCGGGTATGCTCTGACTGCCGCCGCGAGTTCTGGATGCAGGAGGTAGAGTGATGGAACGCCTGACGAAGCGAGACACCGATGGACAGGCAATGATGGACTGCGAGAAGTGCAAAGCGAATTGGACGGGTAAGCATGGTAAGCCGATGGTTGACTGCACCGCGCTGTACTGCCGCAATCACCTCAAGGATCGCCTCGCCGCTTACGAGGACGCGGGGCTGGAACCTCGGGAGGTGTCTGCGATTGTTAAAGATTGGAGCGACCTTTGCACGGTGATCGGAGAATGTGGCGGCATCGACCGCCTGCGCGAGTTTGCCGAGGCCGACAAGGACGGGCGCGTGGTGGTGCTGCCATGCAAGGTGGGAGATACGGTGTGGGCTGCCAGTGGCAAAATCATCAAGTGCGAAATCGACGAAATGTACCTGTGTGACAGCGGGGGTATTGAGTTTCTTGTGTCGTTTAATTGTGACGGCGCTGACTGTAAGAGATGCCCATTTAACAACTGGACGCAAGATTGTTCCGGTGAGCGCTACTGCGACTGTGAATACGGCAACGGCTCATTCAAGGATAGTGACATCGGTAAAACAATATTCCTCACCCGCGAGGAAGCGGAGAAAGCATTGGAGGCGATGAAATAGTGGATTGCTTTAATTATTCATGCCCTTTTCGAGAAAACACGTCAAGTAATTGCAATAGGTGTGAGTGTGTAGCCTGTCAAAACAGAAGTGAGGCTGTGACATATATCGCAAGCAACCGCACATTGACAGAGGCGGATATAAAAACATTGGAGGCGGTGAAGGATGGCTGAATGCATTGAGCGAGAAGCTGTGATTGATCTAATCACACGTCGGTACGAAAATCCAGAAATCTGCACGCAGGAAATTAACAGCATTCCCGCCGCTGACGTTGCGCCGGTGGTGCATGCGCGGTGGATACATAGCCGATACGAGGACTGTTCTGAACAGTTTGAGCTTGTGAAGTGCTCCCAATGCAACCACGAGGCGTATGCGATGGCGTTCTATGTCCGCGGCGGCAATTATTGCCCCGCATGTGGGGCGAAGATGGACGGAGGTGACAACGATGCGGTTGGTTGATGTTGATGAATTGGGCGTGGGCCGGTGCAACAAAGATGTTCTCCCTGCGGCGTATTGCGCCGGTTGGAACGGTTTATTGGGGTTAATTGACAACGCTCCCACCGTTGATGCCGTGCCGGTGGTGCATGGACATAAGGTTGACGACGGGGGGTTCTACGCCAGATGCTCTCAATGCGACGGGGTACTGCCTCTTTGCGCCAACTATTGCCCCAACTGCGGGGCGAAAATGGACGGAGGTGCGGACAATGGCTGAATACATTGAGCGGGAGGCGCTGCGCGAAATTTTAGATGGCTGGCGCGATGCTCATGCTGACGTTGATGACGTACACGGTTGCGGCTTGCTGGAAGATGTGATATGCGAGGTAGACGCACAGACGGCCGCCGACGTGGCCCCGGTGGTGCGGTGCAAGGACTGTAAACACAAAGGTTGGGTGCAAGAGCCTTGTCATGGCAAGAGCGTTGACTATTGCAAGATTTGGGACTGCACTTTGCGGAATCTCGAAACTACATTTTGCAGTTACGGCGAGAGAAAGGACAGCGGGGACGGCTGATCGCCAGCCGCCCAACGCAACAAAAGGAGGTAAGCTATGGAGGATCGGGATAAAAAACTGCTGAAAACCTACGCAGCGCACAACATGAACGTGAGGGAGACCGGCAATGCGGTTTATCTGCACTGTAACTCCATCCGCTACCGCTTTCAACTCATTCAGCGAGAAACCGGGCTGAACCCACGGAATTTTTACGATCTGGAAAAGCTGTTAGCCATGATAGACACGCAGGGGTCCTGACCCCCTGCATCGGTAAATCAAAGGGGAGGGGCACTTCATAAAGGAGGCCCATTATGAAATACCGATACACCGTCCAGCAGCTCCAAAAAATGGAGCAATGCCGTTATCTCACCGACCGGGAGCGGCGCGTGTTCAATCTGGTCTGCCGCCGTGGCTGGGCGATCGAGGATGCGGCGGCGGAGCTGTACCTGTCCCGTTCCTCCGTAAACGCCTGCCTGCGCTCCATCCGGGATAAAGCAGGCATCTCCCGCCCAAACAAAAAACATCCATAAGCCATGACAAGCGGTGTCCTGTGGTACGGTAACCATAGAGCACCGCTTGTTTTGCGCGCGGAAACAGGGGGTGTATTTTTAGAGAAGGAGGAATCTCTCTATGGCTGAATTTGCAAGCAAGGGCGTCGCAGGCACTGCTCTCGGCACCGGCATTGCCGGTCTGTCTCTGGGCGTCCTGAACTCTCTGGGCGGTCTCGGCGGGATGCTGCTGGGCAATCGCGTCATCCCCTTTGCCGCTGGCATGGCGGCGGAGGCCGGATGCAGCGAGAACCACACAATTAACCGCTATGAGCTGTCCATGGTGCAGGAGAACGCCAAACTCCGCAGCGACATTGCCCTGCGGGATGCCAACACCTATCAAGATCAGAAGATGCTGGAGATGTACAAGTACATCGACGGCAAGCTGGGCGAGGTGCAAGGTGCGCTGGCTTCTCAGGCGGTCAACAATCAGGCCACCAAGGACAGCTTCCAGCTGTTGCAGGAGCGCGTGGACTGCTGCAAGAACGAGCTGTGCGGGGCCATTTCCAGGGAGCGGGACGAGCGGAAGTGCGCTGACAATACCATTGTCACCTACACGAACGCCACCTTTTATCCCAAAATGGTTGCGGACATCACCACCGGCACCGGCACCACGCCCCAGTCCACCTATAACCCCCTCCCCGTCTCCACCTGCGGCCACGGCTGCGGCTGCTAAGAGGCGAAGAGGGAAGAAGAGAGGGGCATAGCGCCCCTCTCTCCCGTCATTGGAGGAATCTATGGTAACATTGGATCAGATCAAGCAGGGCGCTGCCCGCTATGTGGATGAGGAATTCACCGGGAAGCTCACCGGCTGGCAGAAATGGGCCGTTGGCGCCGGGGCTGCTATGGCCCTTGGCAATCTGGACGCCAGCCTTTCCGCCCTTCTGGAGCATCCCGCCGTGAAGGCCCTCGGCGTCTTTGACGAGGCGGGGAACGTAGATATTGACAAGATCTACGCCTGCCTGAAAACCGAAGCCGCTAAAGGCCCCGTCACCACCAATATCCCCCTGATTGGGAACGTCACGCTGAATGAAACGGATGTGGACAAGCTCTACACCCTCATCAAGCAGAGTTAGGAGGCTCTTATGCACGAGATCAAACACTTGGCCGAAGAGATCCGGGAAGAACTGGACGATGCCGAGAAGTACGCCCGGGAGGCCGTCAAGCACGCCGAGGACAGCCCGGAGGACGCCAGCACTTACGCCGACCTCAGCCGTCAGGAGCTGGGCCATGCCAATAAGCTCCACGAAATGGCCGTTCGCCATATCGAAAAGGCGAAGGACGCCGGTCTCCATCCCACGGAAGCCATGCAGGCCGTCTGGGACTGGGAGCATGAACGGATGCTGGACCGCGCCGCCCATGTGAAAACGCTCCTGTCCATGATGTGAAAGCCAAACAAAACACCCCCCTGCACGCCGCAGGGGGGATATTTTTATTATAATATTATTTTTTCTCTTACTGCCGCTATGTATAAGAAAATCCCCCGTTGGACGGCGGGGGATTTCTTTTACCATTCGATGGGATAACTGCCAAAGAAAGTGTAAGTGCTTTGGGCCGCCGCAATTTGGGCGGGTGTCAGCCCAAGTCCGTATACATACGCCCGGAAATCTGCCGCCTTTTCCTTTGGCTTCATTCCCTCTGCGTTGTACAGTTCCCGGTACTTGTCCAGAATCGAAATAGATGTACTCACACTGGCTCCAGCTTCCACCAGTGCGCCCGTAAAGGGATTCTTTGCCGCGTTCGTCGTGCTGTTCTTTTCCTGCCACGCCTTGCCCCGCTGTGCGTTCGTCATGCCGGACAGCTCGAGGAGCGTCTGCGCGGATTCCACATAATCCACACGGGCATTGTCGTCCCTGTCCGCGTTGACCTTGTAGAGGATATAAGTCTCCGGCGGCATAACACTCTGCATCATGCCCTTGGCAACGCTGCTGTCGGACACCTTGTAATCACTCACCGCCTGCTTCCCCTTGACCTTGGCGTATTCATAGGCGTATCCGACCGCCTTGGCCTTGTCGGCGTCGGACAGCTTCTGATAGCCCTTGCTTTTCAGCAGCGGCTCCAAAACCTGCCTGCGCGTCTGGCCCATGACCTTCGCGTACTCCGTGTACTCCTCTCCCGTGAGATACTTTCGCTCGCCGTTTACAACGAACGACTTCTCCGCGGCGGAGGGCAGGCCCTCGCCGGTCGCCTCATAGAGCCGCCGGACCTCCTGCGTGACCGCATCATTTTTGATCTCCTTGACCGTGCTCGGGGAGACGGAGTTCTGAATGATCCGCAGCAGCGGATCTCCGTTGCTGACCTCCTCGCCCCACATATCAATGCTCGGCTGCATGGCTTCGCGGGCGAACGGCGTCTTGCGCAGCACGGTTTGTCCGAAATACTTCGCGTCCCGTTCGAGCTGCGATGTGCCGCTTTCAACATAGCTTTTGCGCACGGTATCGTCCAGCGCGGACGCGATCTTCCCGCCGACGGTGGGCAGGAACTGGCTCGCATAGCTCGACGCCACGCGCCCGACCGCGGACGCCATCGGATTGTCGGCGTAGCTGATGTTGCGGACGATGTCGTTGAAGGTGGAGAGCATTGAGGTCTCCAGCACAACGTCGCCGATGTTGCTCACCGCGTCCATCAGGCCGCCGAAGTCCATACCGCCCTCCACGAGTGCGGCGCCGGCAAAGAGCGGGATCGCCGCAGGCACCGCCCAATCGAGCGTGTACGAGCGTCCGCCCAGCTCCAGCGCGTAATCCTGATGTCCGAGTGTCTTGTTGAAAGCCTCCTCGTCATCATCGTCGCCCGCGCGGAGATTCAGCAGCCCTTCCGATGCAAGGTATGCGCCCAGTGCCAGAATGCCGGTCCCTGTCAGGCCCTCGCATAAGCTGTCCACCGCGTCCGCCGCCGTCGCCTTGCCGCTCTTCACGTCCACCGCCGCCTGCATTACAGCCTTTGCGATACCGACGGGAGAATAGTCAAGGCCGGTCGTCAGAATGTTTGCCGGGGTCTTGCGGAACGGCATTACGGCGTCATAGGCGATGGAGAGCGTTTTTGCCGCCTTGTTGTCGCCCTGATAGTGTCCGGCGCGGGCAAGCAGCTCCGAAAGGGCGGTCGTGTTGCGGTAGGTCGCCTTCTGCGCCTCGTTAATGGCGTATTCCCGCGCCGCCGCCACAAGCTCCGATTTCGCGCCGCTCTGCGCTTCCTCCGCCGTCACACCCTTGGCTTTGAGCGCCTGTGCAAAGCTCTCTACATAGGCGGGACGATTGAAGATCACGTCGCCGCGGTCCAGCGCCGCCGTGTTCCAGCGGGATGCGGCATTGACCGCCTTGCCGACGCCGCTTTTGCCGAAAACCTGAGCGCGGCGCTTCTCCTCGATCTCTCTGGCGATGCCGCTGGCGTTGTATTCGCTGTATTTCCCGCCGCCCATTGCGCTCTGCTGGTCGGCGGCATACTGCTCCTTCGCCCATTGGCGCAGCTTGGCGTCGGCTCCGCTCCGCCCGACCACGCTTTTCGTGCGCTGGCTGCTGTCGCGCACGACCATCGGCTCGATCAGCGCACCGATGGTATTCTTCACGGTCCGCGCGCCGAGCTGGATCGCATTGCCCGCGAGGTTTCGGACGTGCGTGGTCGGATTGCCCAGCATAGACAGGTATCGCCATGCGTCCGCCTTTTCGCGGAAGGTGCTCGGGCTTTGGTCGGCAATGCTCTGCGTGATCGCGTCCCACGCCGCCTTGCGCCCTGCGTCGCTCTCCGCCGTCAGGTAAGCGTCGGAAAGCTCCGGGTCGATGAAGATGCCGTCATATTGGTCGACAAAATTCGTCTGCACCGTTTCCGCGTCTGCGGCGCGGCGCCTGCGCCCGGTCCCGCGTTCCTGCGCTTTTCGGTTCACGCTGTCCACATAGCGCCGCAGGGAAAGCAGCTTCCCCGCCGGGGTCAGCCGGTTGAGCAGATTCATCGCCTGCACCGTCTGCGCCGAAGTGTGAGCGCTCTGCGCGATGTTCGTCAGCAGCTCAAAGGCGGTCACATGGTCTCCCGCCGCGACCGCTTCGTTGTAGGCGGCAATTCCGCGTGCCATATTCTCCTTGCCGACCGATTGCCCGAGCGACGCAAGCACGTTGAATTCGTCCGCCACCGTCTGATAGCCGCCCGCACGCCGGATCGCGTCCTGCGCCGCCGTGTGCGCGGCCTTGTCCGTGACGGGGAGATAGTCAAACGTGCCGCCCGCGACGGCCTGCTCGATCACCTCGGCGAACTCGTTCGAGGTCACGGGGGAATTGAGGATGGTCGAAGCGGCTTTGCTGACCGCCTTGCCGGTCGCAGGATTTACAGTCGGGACCTCGCTCGGCGCTCTTCCGTGCAGCTCCGCCGTGCGCTCCTCTGCCGTGCGGTTGACGCGGTGAAATTCGTCGCTTCGCTCCTGCATATTCTGAAAATCGCTGTTCAGGCTCCCGCGGTTTGCACCGCCCAGCCCGTCCACGTCCCAGATCGGCAGCTCCTCCGCCGTGCGCTCCATCACCGGCTGCGCGCCGTTGATCGCGCGCTTGGCGGCAATATAATCCGGATTCGGCCCCACGGTCGAGCCGTCCACCGCGGTGTAGCCGTTCGTGAGCATATCATCCAGCACGAGCTCCAGCACCTTCGCGGCCTTCACGTTCTCCTGTCCGTGGTCGCGGATCAGACGGTCCGCCGCGTCGATGATCTGGCCTCGCGTCAGCCCCTCGTCCATTGCCTGCCGCAGCGCGGGCGTCTCGAAGATATAGCTTGCGCGCCGGTATCCGTTCGCCGTCCGCTCGCGTCCGCCCATCTGCTGCCCATAGTGGAGCGACAACCCGGCGATGCCGGAAAGCTGCTCCGCCGCCTCCGTGTAGTAGGGCCGCATTTCGGGATGGTCGAACTGGAAAGCGTTCACATCCCGCGCGCCCACGCTCTCGCTCGTGCGGTTGTCGATGTGCCGCTCCGGCGCATATTCCCGCGCCGCTTGCATATCCTGTGTATTGACAGTGCCGCGCCCTTGTGCTACACTGTCATTAGGAACTTCAGGCTCGAACGTCTCGGACGTATAGGTGTTGGCCGTGTTTGCGGCATTCACCGTCGAGGTAGGGGTTCCTTTCTTTTTGATGTACAGTGTCCGCGGCTCGATTGTCCCGCGCTTGAAGTTGTCGAACTGGACATATACAACAGTCCCGTTGCCAATGTCTTTTTCAAACTGCAAGCCATTGCGGCCAGCCTCCCAATTTTCCGCATCTCCGAGCGTGATGCGGTCGGGGTGCTCGACAACATCTGCGATGACGTCCATCGAGATCGAGCTGAGCGGAAGATTGCCGCGCGAGACTTCTGCATTGTCGTTCCCATGCTGGTCCATAATATGCTTTACATTGTCTGCGGTAATGATGTAGTCGCTGGACTGCACATCGTATCCGAGCAGGGCACTCATTTCCGCTTTTGCCGCATCCGTCACGCGCCCAATATACAGCTTTTCCAGCGGCTCCCCCAAATGGCTTTTTCTGCCGTTCTTCCACTTGGAGAAGAAGTCGGAAATGGACGTGTCTACTCCGGCCACGATATTGCGAAATGTCTTGCTCGTGCGCTGGATCGCCGCCGTTTCCAACGGATCATAATTGCGCCTGTATTCCGCTCCCTCCGCGGGGGCGGTTTTTTCTGCGCTCTGGGCGCCCTGTGGCGCGTTCTGCGCGTCGGGTGCCAAATTGCCCTCGCCGTTCGCTCGCGTGGTTTCTGCGCCCTGTTGCGGGGCGGCGCTTGCCGTTTCCCCGCGTGTGATGGCATTGCCGGCGATCTCCGCGCCGCTGCCCGCAAGGCCGAGAATGCCGCCGATCAGACCGTCGTAGAGAACGTCCTGCAACTCCAGCTCGCTATAGTTCTGCCTGACGCCCTTGCCGTTGTAGATGCTCTGCAAAATCGGCTGTACCACATCCTCCAGCATTTCCTCACCGCCCTCGGAGAGGAACGAAAGCGCCGCTTTGCCCGCCGCACTTCCGCCCATCTTGGCGACCGCGCCCTCCAATGCCTTATCCAGCACACCGCCGCCGAACACCTTCTTAAACGGGGCGGCGATGTTGGCGAGCTTTTCAGTCCCTACGCTCACCGCGGCGCTGCCCGCGCCGTAGGCGAGCGCCTTTGTCTTGCCCTCCATGCGCTCGGCGGTCGTCGCGTCGGGGGAAATGGTCTCCTTCGCCTCCTGTGTGCTGTCGCCGAACACGCGAGTTGCGATGCTCGGCAGGCCGCCCGCGAGCGCGTCCATTGCCATCTGTCCGCCCGCCACACCGACGTCCACCGCCGTGCGCCCGATAGCGCCCAGCCCCTCTTTTTCCTTGGCGATGCCGTACTCGGCGTCGCTCTTGAGCTTGGCGCGCGTATCGCCCAGCTTGCCGACCGCGTTCTCCACGTCGGCGGTTTTCTGCGCGTAGGCTTCGCTGTTGATGGCAATGAGCCGTTCGTTGCGGTCAATGAGCTGCTGCCAGCGTGCGCGCTCCTCCGCCGTCTGCGCCGCGTCGCGCTTGGCGGTGTAATTTTCGATGTTGCGGCGCGAAGCGTCGATGCTCGCCTTTTCCGGACTGACGGCCCAATCTGCCGCCTGCAGCGCCTCAAGGGCGCTTGCCGCTGCGCCGACCTGCCCGGCCAGCCAGCCGTTCACCGTGCCTCCGAGCATACCGCCCTTCTTGTCCCGGATGGTGTCGCTCACCACCTGCGCCTGCGCTCTGCGCTCTGCGTCCGCGTGGTTTGCGGTCCGGTGGCTGCTGCGCTCGCTTCGCGCACGGCTCGCACCGTACTTCCGCGCCTCCTGCACGAGAATATCGTTATAGGGGGCAGCGGAGGCTTTTTTTGCCTCCTGCCGCTCCTGATACGCCATCAGATCGGGCTTTTTTGCGGCGGTCTGCCGCTGCTGCTTTTCCTGATAGGCAATGAGGTCAGGCATTTCCGCCATAGTGTCCGCTCCTTATCCGCCAAAAAGGCCGCTCAACTCATTCTGCTGTTCCGCAGACATATTCTTCCAGTACCGGTTTACAACATTCTGCGCCGAGGCCGCATTGCCCTGTCCCATGTAGGTCAGGATCGTCCGCCTTATGTCGCTATAGCTCGGCAGGCCGTTTGTTCCGAGCAGAGCGTTTCCGCTGGCCGGCCCGCTGACGGTTTCGGTCGTTTCACCGATATCGTCGGTCGTTCCGCTCTTGCCCTTGCCCGTGCTCTTTCTGTTGCTCGCTTCGAGCTTGGCATACGCCAGCGCCAGATTGTCCGCCGCATCCTTGCGGGACGCTTCAAACTCCGCGAGCCAGCGCTGTTGCTCCGCGTCCGCCTCAGCCTGCGCCGCCGCTGCGCTCTGCCGGCGCACCAGCTCCTGATACAGCGCGTTGGCAAGGTCGGCGTTCCCGCTCGCCTGTGCCTGCGCCACCGCCGCATTGTACTGCTGATCCAGCGCCGTCAGCTCGCTTTCCAGGTTTCCGGTCGCCTCGGCCTCCTGTGCGCCGAGGTCTGCAAGATTCCGCTGCAGCTCCGCGCTGCGGGCAAGCTCCGCCTGTCCGCTCGTGCCGGTGTTCAGTCCGCGTGCCGCGGCATATTCGCCGAAGTTTCGGCGGCTCAACTCGTTCTGCGCCGCCGCGAGGTTGCGCATCGCGTCATACTTCTGTGGGATAAGCTCGCCCTGCCGCTGCATCCGCGTTATGTTGGCGTTGTACGCGCCCTCCAGCGCTGAAAGGTTTGCCTGCATCTGCTGGCGGTACAGGTCGCGCAGATAATCGCTCAGATCGTTTACCGGCTGCGGCTCTGTATAGCCGGAACTCTTGCGGCTGATCGCGCCGCCGGAGACGCCTCCTCCGTATCCGCCGGAAGTCCCGGCATACCCGCTGCCTCTTGTGCCGTCCGCATACGTCGGGTAGATCAGCTCGCCGCCTGCGTCTACGCGCGGATAAACGTTAGCAAGGTCCTCTCGCGCCGCACCATTGCGGACGTTGATTGCGCTCACAGCGTAACCGTTTTCGTCGTATGTAATGGCGTAACCGTTCTTCTGCACAGTTTTCCCGGCCCAGCGCATATCACGCGACAGGTCGGCGCCGGAGTAGGAGCCCTTCGTGCCCTTTGCGTAGGGCGTGGTGTCCTTGTAATTCAAGTTTGGCGCGCTGCCATCCTCACGGACCCATCCGGTCTGTGTCGGGCTCTCCGTATCATAATAATAGGCTTTCCCGGTCTTTTGTGTGTATCCGCCGCCCGAACCACCGGAGCTGCCGCCGGAGGAACCACCACCGGAGCTGCCGCCGGAATTTCCGTATTTCTGCTCGGCGGAGTTTAGCGCCTTCATCTGGTTCTTCGCCCACTCGGCGTTGCCCCCGCCGCCGGAGATGAGATTGTTGAGATATTTCCGCTCGTTGGCGTAGTTTGTCTTTTCGTTGTAGGCCATGCTCACTTCACTCCTTTATGATCTGCTGAATGTATGCCGTGATGTACTCTCCCCACGCCTTCTGCGTCGCGGGGCCAAAGGAATTATCCACATCCAGCTCATAGCCGCAAGCGTTAAGAAGCTCTTGCAGCTTGCCGACCGCCGCGCCCTTGTCGCCGCGCACCAACGTGCGCTTTTCCGTAGGATATGCAGGTATGCCGAAGCCGCGAATATACCGCCCGTTGACGGGGAGGATGCGGTACGCGCACTTGTGCTCCTTGCCCTTGTTGCCCTCGAAAACGGTAAAGGTTTTCCCGCCGCAGGCGGTCACGATGCCCGTGTGGTTGGGCGCGCCTGTGCAGTCCGTGAGGGCGTAGTCCTTGCGATCGCCCCAGTAGTAAAACACCTGCTCGCCGATTTGGGGGACGTGCGCGTCGTCCTCGATCCATTGGCCGCGCGCCTGATACCAGCGCATTTGCTCACCGCAGGAGCACTCGACGGGGAGCACCTCTGTCAGGCCGCAGAGGATCGCTGCCGCGGACACCATCGCCGCGCAGTAGTCGTCGGTGTAAGTGAGCTTGTATCCGCGCGGGTGCGGGAGATAGCTGTTGTAGGCGTCCACGATGCGCTTATGCACCGCGTCGCCGCGCACAGCGCCCTCCCACGCGGTCAGGGTCTCAAGAAACCTCTTCATTTTTCTTCTTTTCGGTCTGCGTGCCGAAGTAGAAGGCGATGATGGTCGTGAAGATCGTCAAAAACTCCGTCCCGCTGATGCTGCCGCGCAGGGCAAGCACCGAGAAAACCGCCGTGAGCACGATGGTCACGATGCTTTTGACCGTGAGCAGATTGGCAATTCGATTTTGCATTTTTTGCCTCCTTTACAAAAATCGCACGGCGTAATACTGCCGCTGGTTGGTGTTGATTTTGTTACACGCGCCGTTGATGGCGGCGACGTGCCCGCCGTCGAGCATGACGGCGCGGGTGAGCTTGAGCTTGTCCCGCACGAAGGCGTTGACCTGCTGCGCGGTCATAGCCTTGCAGTACACGCCGTAGAGCATCCCGCCCTTGTAGCCGAGGGCGGTGTGGTTGGTCTTGCGCAGCACGTCGGAGTAGACGCCGGTAAAGCCGTCCAGTTCCGGATCGTAGCCGCCGAGCAGGCCCATGCCGCCGACCGCCCACACGACATTGTCGAGCGCGGAGACCGAGGACACGCGGGCGATGCGCACCGCGCCGTCCGTGGTCTTGTAGAGCACGCTCTCGGGGCGTGGGTAGTGACAGCTCATGCCGCGCACGACCTTGCCGCCGCGCACGAGGATGCTGCACGGCTGACCCTGCCAAGAAAAGCTCCCAGAGATGGCGTTTTTCGGCAGCGGCCCGCTCATGTTGACAGGCTCGATGTCCCGCGCGAGGATGCAGGGCTGACCGTACAACTCGACGTTAAGGGGCCAGCAGTCCGCGCCGAGCTTCGCCGCGATGTCGCTCAGGGTCTGGTTGCCGATGTAGCCGTTGTCCAGCGCCCCGACGGAGCGCTGGATGGCGCGGATCATGCGGATCTCCTCCAAGGTAGCGCCCTTGACGTCTTTCATGACATTACCTCCCACTCGTCGATCTCCGACTTGATGCGGTCAATAAAGCTGTTGCCGCCGAGGGCCTTGTAGCCCCGATAAAGGTAGATGAAATCCTCAAGCTCATACTGGCGGATCGTCTGGCTCTCGCGGTGCTTGTAGTAGGTGCGCAGCATGTCGTGCCGGAGCTGGCATTTGAGCGCGTCGGTCAGCTTGTCCAGCCCAAGCAGCTTGTTGCGGATGGGCTTGATGAGCATGGCCAGCGCCGCGAGGATGACCGTGATCTCCGAGCAGATGGAGGCCGCGGATGCTAAGTTACCCATTGGCGTACTCTCTCTTTCCTTAGGATAGAGCGGGGGGATAGCCCCCGCTCTGCTCACTTGTTCAGCTCCGCGAGCTTTTCCGCGATGTCCTCGGGGATGGTGCAGGTCGTCATCTTGACGCAGTAGCCGTCCTCGTCGTAGGTGAGCTTGTAGCACGGGGCGACATAGATCTCCGTGCCGGCGCGGGAAAGGTCGCGCGCCATGACGGGCTGCACGATGCTGTTCTTGACACCCGAGTTTTCGCTCAGGCCAGCGGGGATGTCCGTGACCTCGATAGGCTTGCCGTCGGATGCGATTCTCTTGTAAGTAGCCATAGTTTTGTTCTCCTTTTCTTTGTTCAAAATTTATTTGTCAGGGGAGTTTTTGGAGGCGGCAGCCGGTGCTGTAGTTCGCGGTGGACGCGTTGTAGTAGCTGACGTTGAACATACCGGATCTCAGGGTATTATTATAATTGCCACCACGGCACAGGCACGGCAGGGAGGCGCTATAGTACCAGAAATCGGGGACATAGGTGCTGTCGCTGCCCGAAGCGCCGGAGGCGATAAAGAGCGGCGGCAGGCCCAAAACGGTCTTGACGCTCAGCGCGCTGATCCAGCCGCTCGTCGGCGTTCCGACCAACACGCCGCCGGAGCTGTCCGAAAAGGCGGACGGGTTGAGAATGACCATCATGCCGTTGCTGTTGTAGTAGCAGCCGTCCATCCAATCGGAGCAGTTGTCCCACAGGCCCTCAATGTTGCGGTACTGCGTGGTTGCGCCGTAGGTCGTGCGGGCGCTCGCCATCGTACCCGTATGATAGGGCATGGAATCCGTGTAGCCCATGCTCTGCACGCTGTAGTTGTCGCCGCAGCCGTAGCCGATGACTGCCTGACTGTTCCAGTTGGCGTACTCGACGATGTAGAGCAGCCAGATAGTAAAGGCCATCAAAAAATCGCTCTGCCACACGGTCGAGCCGAGGGCGTGGATTCCGCTTCGCGCGGTGCTGCGCGTGATGTCGATCTTTGGCGTAGATCCGCCGTAGCTCTTGTAGTCGCCGCGGCGGCAGTGGTAGCGTCCGATGTAGACCACATCACGTTCACCCTTGCCGTCGCCGCGGTCCATGTGCGCGGGCGAGACGGAGAAGCCGTCCTGCGGGGCGTTCGCGATCTGGATTTTCAGACCGTTTCCGTTCTGCGTCAGCTTGTACCAGAACTTCGGAATTTTGACGAGCTTGCCGCACGTCGCGTCGTCCACGATCTCCATGCCGCTCCACGGCATGATGTTGTCGAACGGAGATCTGTAGTTGCTGATGCCGGCCATGTAGGCGACGGGATCGGGGAAATTCGCGGAGGCGTCGGTACGCGTAAGCTGCGGCGAGCTTGAGCCGTCCCAACTTACGCCGTAGATCGCTATGACGGTGATCGCCTGTGTCGCGGTCTTCGTCACGCCGCCCTCGGTGTAGGTGATCGTGATGGCCGTATCACCGACTGTGAGCGCTCCCGCGGGCGAGAAGGTGTAGGACGGGTTCGTCAGTTTGGCGCCGTTGGAGTAGGTCGCAGTCACCACCATGCCCGCCGGGTCGAAGGTCTGGCCCGCATTGGCCGGGTTATAGCTGAAGTAGTCATACATGTGCTTCACGTCGGCGGGTTCTTCCTCCGCAGGGATAAAGCCCTCCTTCATCTCCTGTTCCGTCCAACCGGCCACGCCGCCGTCCGGATTCAGGTAGAAGTTGGCCCCGGCTTCCTTCAATTCCTTGTTGATTTCCTCGACGGTCTTACCGGCCTTGCAGCCCTCGTTGATGATCTCGGCAAACTTCTTTTTCATAATGCATACCCCTTTCGTTTTTCGGTTGTCTGTGCAACTGTTTCAAATCCGACTTGCTTTCGTGCAAGTCAAAAGTCCGACTTTGTTTCGTGCAGGTTAAAATTCCGGCCACCGTCTTTCACACTGAGGGCAAACCCACCGCCCCTCGGGAACAATGGCCCCGCATATCACACAATAGTCCATAGTCAGTCGGTGGTTTTGATGTATTTCAGCAGCGCGAAACCATAATATCCTGCCATGCCACTGGAATAAAAATCAATCCGCTTGCCACTAAACATTATAGAAGTTACAAGTACACCGTTAGTGTCAAACTGTGGCATGGTAATTGTCCAGCCTCCGTCGTTTGGACTGTTTGAGACGTGAGCATCAACAGAAAACACGTTATAAGTTCCAGCGATATAATCTTCACCGAATGGGAAAATTTCCTTGGTGCTTTGAGTGGATGGGGCCTCTCCAAGAGCAACCACCTTAACATACACCGGCTTGCCCAGATACCGCACCACGGAGCGGTATTCGACGCCCAGCTCCATGGGCGGATTGACCCATTCCCAAGGTTGCCACGCTCCTGCGAGCTTACGTTTTTGTATTGTCCCCCCATCATAGGATGAACCATAGAGAACAGCATAGGTGGCGTCATGCTTGTACAATGTGCCGACAAATGTACCCCCTTTCTGCCCGCCGACAGGGTAATTGGCAAATCTAATTTGCTTTGTTACATAATTTTCCAACCCGGACAAGAGGGCATCGAGTGCGGAATTAAATGCAGCCTCGTCGTTGTTGATATCAATGCTGGCCAGTGTATCTCCGTACCCAAACCCGCCAGGGGCAGCGTTGATATTCCCCCTCGCCTGCGCCTTCTGCTCGTCGGTGAGGCTTTGCGCCGCGTCATAGCGGACGGAACCGGCAACCGCAGTCCGGATGTCCGCGTGGGCGGCGTTGCTCTCGTTATGTGTCGTTACATAGCCCTGCGCCTCCACCTTGGTAGCAAAGTCACCGCCGACCGCTGTCTGCGCTTGCTGCGCCCAGTATTTAGCGTTATCCGTGTCCTCACCGGGACGGGTTCCGGTGCCGCCCACTGCCCAGCTTTGGGCGGTTTTGTTGACACCGTCCACGCTGGCTACGCTCTGCGCCGCCGCTGCTGCGCTGGCCTGCGCCTGAGACGCGGAACCGGATGCCGCTGCTGCCGACTGGCTGGCGGAGCTTGCCGCGCTGGATGCCGTATTCGCCGCGCTTTGGGCTGCCTGTTCACTCCCCGCCGCCTGAGACGCGCTGCCTGCCGCTGCGTTGGCCTGTGCGGTCGCACGGGCTACGATACCGGCGGTCTCGTCGGCTCTGGCGGTCTCTGCCTGTACTCTGGCGGTTTCAGCAGAAACGCGGGAGGCTTCGGCGTTGGCTCTGGCTTGCTCAGCCGATGCCCGTGCCGTTTCCGCAGATACCCGGCCTTCCTCGGCGGTCACGCGCCCCTGCTCTGCCGCAACACGCGCCGCCTCCGCCTGCTTGCGGCTTTCCTCCGTGGCGTCATCCGTCAGAACCGCCGGGATCAGGGTCTCGTTGATGTACTTCTTGATGATGTTGCCGCCTTCGTCAAACTTGGCTTTCAGCTCCGCACTGGTCAGACCGCCCACGTCGTTCGGCTCATCGTCCAGCTTTTGGATGATGTTCAGATCACCGTCTAACAATTCAAGCTCGATCGGTGCGCTCTGGATGATATTCAGATCGGCGCTCAACTTCTCACTCATGCTCGTTCCCCTCACATTCTCGGGACTGCGCCCGTTTCATTTATCTTGCGCTGCAGCTCTCCGTAGCCTGCGCCGCCGCGCAGCGGAGCGCCATCGCCGGAAAGCTCGTCCGCCATGCCGTCGCCGCCCTGCGGCATGGTGGGATCAAGCATCTGCTGCCCCTCCAGCGCTGCGATCAGCGCATCCTTGTCCGTGATCTGACCCGCCGGCAGTCTCTTGATGTATTCCACCGTGCTGATCTTGTTCTGCATCAGCAGGTTATCGAGCGTCTGCATTTCCGCGATCTCGCTCCAATAGCTGCTCGCGCCGACGTCGAGCTTCACGCTGCACGGGATGTTGCGCAGGGCGGAGAAGTCAAAGGAAATGATCTCCTTCTGCCCGCCGAACGGCGTGGGGATCTCCACATAGCGCGTCCCGTAATACTCGCCCATAAAGGCGATGTAAATGCGGCCCAGGTCCTCAATGCTCTGCAAAAGCGCCTGCTTTGTCAGCTCCATCGGCGTCGCCGCGGCGCGCTGCAGGGCGATGATGGCACTCGTGTTGTCCGGTCGCGTATCGCCGAGGGCAACGTCCGTCGCGCCGAGAAATTTCTGCGTGTAGCTGATGGCAAGCTCGATAAACTGACTGATCTGCGGGCTGATGCTCGCCGGGTCGATGATCTTTGCCACATTGTCCACGCTGCCGTTCACGGCGATCTGTGCGCCCACGCGATTCGACCATTTGGCGACCTTCGTCTTGTCGTATATGATCTTTGGGTAGGCGAGCGTCATGAGCGAAATCATAGACATGGCGAAGAGCTTGTTGACAAAGATCTGGTTCGGGATCAGTCCGGTTATCATCGCCTGCCCGTGATAGCAATCATGCACGAAGTCCCACGGCATCCATGTTACGGGGTAAAGGCTGATGCCAAGGTCCGTATCCGTGCGGAGCTCCACGCTCTTGGTGCATTCGTAGCTGTGAACATGCCCGGTCTCGTCGTCCTTCCACAGGTAGACGAGCACCGTCACCTTGTCGCCGCCCAGCTCGTCCATGTGGCTGTTTTCGCCCTCACTCTCGTCGGCGATGATGCTTTCGGTATCTGTCTCGTCGGCGCCGTAGCGGCGGGCGCGCTTGCGCGCCTCGCTCACCATCATGCGCCGCTCGATGATCAGGTAGGGCTGGCTCTGCACGTCGCGGTTGTTTGGGTTGCCGAAAAGCACCTGCGTGTTCTTGAGCACCTCGGTCCTGACGATGCCCTTGGCGTCCTGCCCTGTCTCCTCGTCGGGATCAAACCAGCTGAATGTACAGCCGTCCCCGTCCACCGCCGCATTGCGGCAGAACTCACGAATGACCGCGCCCATCTTGTTGCTTTCAAACAGCGCAAGAAACTGGTCGTTGAGAATGCTTGAAAGCGTCTCCAGCGTCTGCTTGTCTACGCCGCTGCTCGAAGGCATCGGGTTTGCGTGCAGCTTGAGGTTGTCCGTCGAAACGTTGGCAACGGAGAAGAGCACCACACGCTTGAGGAAATTGAATACCGGCGTCGGCAGGCCGTTGCTCTTCACGCCCTCCCACTGCTTTCCGACAAAGAAGTCCTCGTTCGTGCTTACGGTATCATAGAGATCGATGCCGTTGTTGAAGCTCACGCCCTTTTGGTATCGCGCGGCGACGCTATCCGGCGTCGGGGTAAATTCCATCATTTGTCACTCCCTCACTTTACATTTCCTGCGTACCGCAGCTGAATATCCGTCTCCAGCACCGTCGCTGTGGCGCTTGCGCTCACGCTCTTGAATACCAGCCGGTAGAAGGTCGCCTTTTTCACCTTGAGTTTCAGCCGCTTCACCTGCGCCTTGTGATTCGTGCGAAAGCTGAAATGGTTGAAATCCACATGGTTGAAGGTCGCTAAGTTCATTGCAACGACCTTCTCCGGGTAGTCGCTGCGGCGGTTGCTCTCCGCCGTCACCGTCACGCGCGCGTTGGCCTCCGGCTCGATCGCCACGAAGATCATAGGGCTGTATTTAAGCTGCCAGTCACGCCCGAAATCCATCAGGCCGGTCGCCGCGTATGCGTCGATCTCGGCGCCGTCGTCGTTGCGGTAGGCACGGGAAAGATGCTTGATCTTCCCATCCGCGGTAAAGCCATACGCTTCGCCCTTGATGTCCAGCATGGCGAGGAACTGCATATTCGTGTAGATGTACCACGCATCGCTTGCGTAGTTGAGGATCAGCGCCGTGCCCTCGCTCAAAAACCAGAACTCATGCTCATTTTTGCGGTTGAAGGTCCGCGTTTTCTCCGGGGCAAAGCCCTTTACCGTCTCAAATACGCGGTCGCTCACACGCTTGGCATTGGTCTGATTGTCCGTGATGTAGCCGCTCGACGAGGTGGCCTGCCACTGATACACGCCGCCGGTCTCCAGCGTCAGCGGGTTGTTCTCCAGAAGCTGCGCCTGCCCCAGGGCCTCGTTGCCGATGCTTCGGTTCAGCGGCGTCACGTTAAATGCTGCCACCGTCATGCTGCTGTCCAGCGTCATTGTGCCGTACTGTACGCTCCACGCGCTCCCGCTCTTGAACGCGATCATGCGCGCGTAGTGTCGCACCAGCGCCGTGATGGGCGTATTGCTCTCACCGATCGCGATCTCGTAAAGGTCTGGAAAGTAATCCGCCGTCGGAATACCGTCCGCGTCGATGCCGGAATAGAGTGTCTTGCTGCTCCCGTCGCCGTAGAGAAAGACGCGCGTATCGTTCGCTCCGTTAAAGAGCTCCGAGTAGTGCATCCCCTCCACGTCGCTCCGCGCGCCGGTTCCCTTGCGGTAGGTCACCGTCACGGTGTTCGTGCCGCGCGCCGGCGCGCTCGCAAAGGTCAGCTTGCCCGCTGCAAGATCGCTCGTATAGGTCACGTCAGTGCCCTCTACCGCGATGATCTCGTCCGCCTCTTTTTCAGGCAGGTAAAAATCCTTTGCCTCGCCGTCCGGGCTGTACCGCACCTTTCGCTTGCCCGTCAGGCGGTTCAGATTCTCCAGCAGCGTGCCGCTGCCTGCCGGTGTGGTCGCCGTCATGACCGTCGGAATGTAGCCCTCCACAGCGGAAAAGCTCTTATCCGCGCTCCCGTCCCAGCTCATGTATTCGTGTCCATTGAGCAGGTATACCTTGCCGCCGAAGCCGAAAAAGTGCGTCGTGTCCTGTGTGCATTGCCCGACGACCGTCGCCGTCGAAAAATCCGCGGCAACATCAAAGATCAAGCCGCCGAACGCGCACAGCAGATGCCATGCGGCCCCCGCAATGCCCTCCCACGCGCCGCCAAAGGCCGGGGAAGCGGTCGGGGCTGTGTGGGATGCCACCCAGGTCTCCCATGCCGTCTGGAGCGTCAGAACGGTCTTTGTCCCGGGCCGCACCTGCAAATGCCGGTCGCGCGTGATCTTGAAATTGCGCATCTCGGAGAGCTCTCCGTCGCGGATCTTGGTGTCGCCGTCCGGGTTCTCGTTCAGCCCGAGAAATGCATTGATCTTCATAACGCTTGTGCTGCTTCCTGCGTTGATCCGTCCCATGTTATCCTCCGTATGCCATATAGTCCTCGCTCATTTCGCCGCCGGTCATGCTCTCGTCGTAATCGACCTCGCCATCCTCCGGCTCCTCGCGCACCTCCGGCATCTGCGCCCCCAGCGTGCGGGTAATGGCGTAATACCGAATGGAATCGCAGATATGGGTGATGTCGTGCGGCTCGGTCGCGCAGTCGCTCGCATTCTTCGCGTCGTGCTGGATGACGGGCAGATTGCGGATCAGTCCGGTGCAGTCCCGCGTTACCAGCAGCCCCGGGCGGTCGTTATCGCTCCTCAGGGGCTTTAGCATTTCCTTGAGCGCCATCCAGCCCTGCACGCGGTTGTTGCTCGCCCGCAGAAGCCCCACACCGTTTTCGGCGTACAACTCCGCCATGCTCCGCCCGCTGTCCTTTTGGCGGTTCCACATATCCGGCGGGGCGATGGTAAACTCGATGTGCTCGTAGTCCGGCGTGAGCGAAAGCATCAGCTTCGCCGCCTCCGATACGATCAGCCCGCTCTGCTGCACCTCGCGATAGACGTAGCTCCTGCCGTCAAAGTCCTGCGCGATCCAGAGACAGGCGAGCATGTCGAGACCGTAGTCGAACGCGCGGTATTTCTTCCACTCCGCGGGGATGCGCACAAACGGTTCAATGACGTGCGTCTCCGGTCGGAACTCGGGAAAGAACGTGCCCGCCAGCGCGTCCCAATCGCCGTAGCGGTGAGCGCGGCGGATATCCTCGGGCAGCAGGTCCAGCATCTGCTTGTATTCGGGGGACGCCGCCAGCAGCTGCGGGTTGTCGTCCACCGTCGCGGGGATAAAGGTGTAATCCCCGGCGCGCTCGCCGTCGCGGTATTCGCGGTCGATGAACAGCCGCTTCACCCACAAATGGCCGATGCCGCCCGGGTTGCAGGTCAGATACATTCGTCTCGGGACGCGCGTCGCACCGCGCAGACACGCGCCCAGCGTGCGGAATTGGCTCTCCGTGAACTGCGTCGCCTCGTCCATGAAGATCCAGTCGTATTCCTGCCCCTGATACTCGAGATCGTCGTTTGCGCCATAGTGTCCAAATTTGATGGTCGAGCCGTTGACAAAAAAGAACATGTGCATCGTCGCGTTGTAGCTTGCGATTTCCTGCGGGATCATGCGGCGCATCGGCAGGATGATGCTCTGCTCCAATTCGGGGTATTCGCGGCGGACGATCAGAATGCGCAGGTTCGGATAAGCGAGCGCCCCGCCGAAGCTCTTGCGCATCAGAACATAGGTCTTGCCGCCTCCTCGCGCTCCGCCGTAGCCGACGTAGCGGGAGCGGGCCTGACAAAACAGCTTCTGCTTGGGGTTGAGGTCCCCCATGTCGATATTCACCGTGCCGCCGGTGTTTGTCATTTTGCCGTATGCCATTTCTCAACCTCTTTGAAGTAGGGAAATAGGGGCATGAGTGCGGAACTCATGCCCCTATGGTCGGGAGCCTTATGCGTATTCCTTGCTGCCCTCAATGCCAACGCAGCCGTCCTTGGTGCCGATGGCACGCATGGTCTGGCCGGCAGTCAGCGTGACCGCGGAGCTGTAGACCTGCGCGGTGGTGGAGTAGCGGGGGTTGGTGCCGTCCACGGTGTACTTGAAGGTCACACCGCTCACAGCGGTAATGCTCACCGCGTGAGACGAGATCGCCATTTCGGGCGCCGCGAGGACCGCGCTGGACTTGCCGCAGACCGCCACGCCGTCGCCCTTCGCGCCCAGCACGAAAGCGTCGTAGTAGGTCACGCCCTGCACCACGGGGCCGGAATAGCCCTGCACCTTGGGCAGGATGTCATAGTTCTGCAGCTTGACGGGGTCGACCGTGCAGCCCTTGTGCTTGATGAAGAAGTACACGCCCGCGGGCATATAGCTCGTGGGAATGGGCTTGACGCGGCAGCCGTCGAACTCGCCGACGACGCCCTTCGCAAGCGCCTTTGCGCCGAGCGCGTCCACACCGAGGTAATCGGGATTCTGCTTGAGCAGCTTGTACATTTCGGTCGTGATGTACAGCGTGCGGTTCTCCAGCGGCACCAGCGCGTCGGTCATCAGCGCATTAAGGTCGATGATAAGACCGCCGATGGTGCTCTTGGTGGGGGCGGTGTCCTCCGCCTTCTGGATGTTCGCGCCCATGACCCACTTCTTGATGCGGTGCTTGTCCATGCCGGGGACGGTCACCTCGTCGAGCTGGCGGCGCAGGGCGCGGGCCGCGCTCTTCTCGATGGCCTGATCGCTCTGGTCGAGCGCGTCGATGGTGAAGCTGAACGCGGGGGACTTCTCGCAGGTCATTTCCTGCAGCGTGTCGCCCACGTCATACACGGTGCCGAAGCGGTTGGAGCCGCTGCGGTTGTACTCGCTCTCGGGTACGGTGTTCACGCTGGCGACGCGGATGGTCTTGCTGCCGGGGGCGAGCCAGCTATAAGCGTTGCCGCAGTCGTCGGCGGTGATGGATGCCTTCTTGAAGCGTTCTGCGATCTTTGTCGCGTATTTCACAGCATAATTGATGCTCATTTTCGTTCCTCTCTTTCGTCTGCCCGACGACGGAAAGGAAGGTTATTCGCCCCATCCCTCCAGGAACGGATCGCGCCCGCCGGCGTTCTGTCCGGCGCTCTGCATACTCCCGGTGGAGCGTGCGGCGTTTTTGATGTTCTGCTGCGCCGCCTGTGCGGCGCTTCTGGTGCGCTCGGCCTCCTCGCGGGCCTGCTTCGCGGTGTATTTGGCGTATGCCACCGTGAGCGAGCTGCCCGCGGCTACGGCGTCCCACACCTCCTTTGGGATGGCGTCTGGATTCCTTGCCACGTCGGGGTATTCTCGTGCAAATTCGTCGATATCCGCCTTTCGGCGCTGCGCTGCGGCGTTGGCGGCTGCATTGGCCTGCTCGGCTGCCTGACGCTCGGCTGCCTGCTCCGCCTCTCTGGCGGTGACGGCTGCCTCGCGGTCCTCCAGCTCGATGCTGCGGCGGGCTTCCGCCTCGCTCAGACCGTCGGCCTTCTTCGCCTCCGTGCGCAGGAAGGAAACATAGTCCGCGACGCTCACGCCCTTCTGCTTGGCGAAGATCGAAAGGATCTCCATCGCAGGCTTGCTCTCGTCGTATTTGGCGCGAATGCGGTCGTAATCCATGCCCTTCTGCGCGAGCGTGACCATTTCGGCCTCGCCCACGTTCTTGGTCTCGTCCATGTGGCGCAGTGTCCACGTCTTTTCCGGCGCGTCCGCCTTCTGCTCGGTGGTCTCCGTCTGCGCCTCCGCGCCCGCCTCGGCGGCAGTCTCAGCGGCCCCGCCGTCCGATGCGCTCTGCGCATCCTCGGTCTCGCTCGCCGTTTCCGTCTCCTCTTCGGCCGTGTCCTCGCCCTCGGCAGTCTCCGAGGTCTCGGGCGCGTCCTGCGCGGTCTGCTCGTCGCCCCATCCGTCCAGAAATGCGTCCTGCTGGTCTGCGTTCTGCTCTTCCTGCACGCTCATGTTCTCGACGTTTTCCATTGCTTCCTCCTTGCTCCGGCTGGTCTGCCGGGCATTTTATTTTTGCGGTGCTGGTCTGCACCGGCTTTTACGATCTTCTGCGGCTCTTACAGCCATGCGCCGTATTCGCCGTGCTCGATGCCGCCATACACGTCCTCCACCTCGCCGATCTCGCTCGGCAGGCTGTTTCGTGCCAGCGCGATGCCCTTTTCAAACTCGTCCCAATAGGCGTTGTACTTGTCTCGGTCGTCGTCGATGATCAGCAACGCCGCCAGCCCCCACGGGAGAACGGATTCGCAGATGTACTGATCCAGATCCAGCTCGTCCGTCAGCGCCTCCGGCATCCTGCACACGGGACGCTTGCCGTCCGTGCTCGCCGCATAGGTATCGCTCACGGGGTAGACGCGCGGGATCAGATTCCGCACAAGGCTGACCGCCTTGACGCGGTACGGCTTGGTGTCCGCCGTTTCGGTCGAGCCCGTCGATTCGTTCTGCTCGTCGATCAGGCGGATCGCGCTGTCAAAAATATCCTGCACGGTGTAGTTCACGGCGTTTCCTCCTTGCGCTCCCGCAGGCCGACGTGATAGGTCATAATGGCCTCGATGCCCTCGTCAATGCTGCCCGGGGCCGGTCGCTCGGCAGGCTTTTCGCCGTCCTCCGGCGCTTTCTCGGCGGCAGGGCCTTCGGCCTGCTTCGGCGCGCTCGCCCCGGACGGCTTTGCATGTCTCCGCCCCTCCGTCAGCGTCAGGCTGAGGTGATAGAGCTCGATGGACAGGACGATCACCAGCAAAAATGTGTTCAGCATACCGTCACTCCCAATCGCTCTTGTCCATGTTCTTGCCCATGTTCACGTTCACGCTGATGTCCTGCTTCGCCTCGATCTTGTCCTGATACCCGGCGAAGCGCTTCTGCTTGAGCATGAAAATGACGAACGGGACGTATGCCTTGTTGCCGGTCGTCAGCAGGTTCATGTACTCTGCCGCCATGCGGCTGTAAGCGTCCTGCGCGGTCTCCTGCAAGTAGGGGCATTTCTCGCCGTCAAACCAGCCTCGCAGCGTCGAAACGCTCACCCCGAGGAACAGAGCAAGCCCCTGTTCGCTCACGACCTCGGCCGCAGCTCCGTCGGTATTCGTCGCCAGCGCTTTCTCAAAATAGCGGTCAACGGCTTCCTGCAGCGCTTCCGTCGTCTTGTACCGCGCGCCGGCATTGTTCCCGCTGCCGTAAAAATTCCGCTCCGACTTCGTTTTCTGGTGTTCGCCGTTCTGCGTTTCCCTCTGCGCTGTCTTTCTCGCCATTCTCCCGCTCCTCTCTCCGTATTCGCCGCACTTTCAGGCGGGCTTTGCGCCCATTGCCAAAGGCAGCGGCTCTCCTCTTTTGGAACGGCATTGCAGTCCTGCCCTGCTTTAGCGCTTCGGGGAAAGTCCCCGTCACTCGCTGTGGTCTCCCCTTACGGGGCACCTATGCCGCATATTGGCCGTCTTCCCGCTTAGATTGTCACATCACCGATTGCTGCTTTACAAGTGCAGCACCATTACGCTGAGGCGTTTCCCTCCCACGGTGCAGTTTTCAGCGAGCATTGTCATTTCCATGTGAGCCATGACGACAACGGTCTCACATTGTCCGGGCGCTACCCGGCCACTGGCACAGACGGTGGGGCTCGGACCCACGACATACCGGCTCACGAAGTCCGGTGCTCTACCAACTGAGCTACGTCTGCGTATGTCTCCCCTGTGCCACATCGTTGAGAGGTGCGCTAAGGTCTGCATCATATCGTTCTCCCGTTTATCCCGCCGTCGCGCGGTCGGCCCCTCTTCCGAGCCGCGCAGGCAGCAGGGCGGGCAGGGAGGAGGTCGGCCCTTGTCCGCGGCATCCGCGGCTCTCGCCGCAGGAAGCGTCAAACTGCAAAATATTTTCTTCTCCCCTCAAGCGTAACACACGCGAAAGAGGTTTGCAGTTCTACATTTGGAATAGCTCTTGCCCCTCTGACAGCAGAAAAGGCGACCACCCTTTCGAGTGACCGCCCCCTGATTTTCCGCTGCCCCTACCCCACCGCCGGGGCACCATCTTCCCCGCATGGAGAACATGGTCGATTTCGACCGGCTTCATTGCTTCGATCTCGATGCCTTTGCCCATTGCCGTGCGATGTCTTGTTGACGCCGCCAAAACGTTCGCACGCACCATTCCGGCGACATTGCCGCAATGGTCCCGCCCGGTCTGCCCGCAGCATCGGTCGGTCCTAACGCATCCCAACGCATTGTCAACGCACTCTAACGCAATCCAACGCTTTTGTTGCTGTAGGGGATGTGTGAGGACTATCCTACCCCTTCCTGCGAGACCCCCACCGTTTTTCCGCTACCCCTCCCCCTTTGCCGTAAAGACTGCCCCATCGAAAACGGCCTGACCGCCTGGACACCTCACCGCGGAGCCGGACCACCGAAAAAGCCTCCGTCTCCCGAATTGCCTTTGCTGAATTGCCCATCTACTCGGCGCCGAACTGACGCAGTACGGACGCAGTAAACCCAGCAAAGCCCCGCCGTTCCTGGCATTGTATTTAACCACCCGTTAAATGGCCCGCCTATCCTCTCCTGGCGCCTCGCCCAAAACGAAAAGGGCCGTCACCCCATCTTCGGGGCGGCGGCCTGCTGCTTTCTGCTCGCTTTTCTATCTGCCATAAGCTGTGCTAATACCTATCGCCAATTCTACGCGATTTTTTTATTTCTCCGTGTCCGTCTATCCTACTCCCTGCTATATCCTCCCTATATCTCCTCCTGTACTATCCCGTAGTCTCTGCTTCTCTCGTACTCTCTGCATGATCTATACTGCATACTCCTAACGTACTCTTGGTGTATTATCTATTCTCCCCGCCCCGTCAGAAGAAAAGACTATCAAGAGAAGAAAGCACCAAAGTACAGCACGGAATACGCCACCCCCAAAGAAAGAACCCCCTTAAGAAAAGAAAATATATAAAAGAAAAGAAAATCCCCCTAAAGAAGGGCCCCCTCCGGACTGGCGGAGAGGGCGGGCATTATATCTTGTCCATGATAGAGGGGACACGGGGAGCTGGTGCGAATAGGGCGCGCTTTGCTTTGTCTCGTTCGGCCTGTGTGACGATTGCGCGTTCGATATAGTCGGGGACGGTCTCGCCCTCGGCTTCTGCGGCCTGCTGTGCCGCTTTGAGCGCCTGCGGTGTCAAATCATGCGGCGAGGGCTGCTGCGTACATTCTGGCGGCTCTTGCGGGCTGTTCTCGCCGCCTTGACTGTACCCGCGCGCAACTGCGGCAAAGCTGCGCGCGCTGTCCATCGCCAGCCGCAAGCCGCTTTTCGCCTCGATCGCCTCCAAAATATAGCGGTTCGTACTCTTGTTTTCGCTGGCGGCGGCGGCTTTGATAGCCTCGGCGCTGCCTTTCGGTACAACGACCGCGATCCGGTCGTAGTTCGCTTTGTTGTATTGTGCAATCGCCTTTACGCTTGCGCGGTTCTTCTTTGTGCTGCTCGTTTCTTCGCTCATGCTTGGCCTCCTTTCTCACTTGCATATCATACCGCAAAAACAGTCGCGCGTCTACTCCATTTTCGTAATTTGGCAATATGCCACAAAGAAAAGCACTTCGTAACTGTGCAATATAACAAAATCCACTCAAAAATCGTAACTTTGCAATAATGCCGCTTGACAGCTGCGCGTAACTGTGTTAGTATGCAACCATCCAAGGAAAACCACGACGAGACACGGGACCGAAAAATGATTAGGCAAAATAAAATTTTTGGAGGTCTCCCAATGCTCAACCTCGACAAAGGACGAGCTGAAAAAGCAGTATCGCCGCCTCGCAATCAAGTATCATCCCGACATGGGCGGCAGCACGGAGATCATGCAGCAGATCAACGCCGAGCATGACGCCCTCTTTGAAATGCTGAAGAGGCAGCACAACGCCAGCGCGGACGAGTACCACCAGACCACCGAAACCGCCGCCGAATTCCGCGACATCATCGACTTCCTGATGAAGTTTGATGATCTGGAGGTCGAGCTGGTCGGCTCTTGGGTGTGGTGCGGGGGCAATACGAAGCCCCACAAGGACGAGCTGAAAGCCGCCGGTTTCCGCTGGTCTCAGAACAAGGCAAGATGGTATTGGCATCACCCCGAGGCGGGCCATAAGTGGAGACGCGGCAAGGCCACAATGGACGAGATCCGCCGGAAGTATGGAAGCCAGGTTTTCAGCGGCGGGCATGAAGATAGCGCATTTGAGAAAATCGGGGCGGCCTGCTGAGCCGCCCCATGGAGGTGAGAAAGTATGCCGAAGTTTCAGGATTTAACGGGGCGTCGATTTGGGATGCTGGTTGCTGTTCGGCATGTCACTTCTGATAAAGCAGGAAATGCATTATGGGAGTGCCGGTGTGATTGCGGCAGGCGGTCAAACGTATTGTCGAAAGACCTAAAATCAGGTAATACAAAGTCTTGCGGCTGCTATCGAAAGCGTTTTGCCAAGACACACGGGGCCACAGCAGAAAACGCGCCAGATTATGAACGCTGGAAATCTATGAAAAGACGATGCACAAACCCGCACGACAAGTATTATCACAGGTACGGAGGGCGAGGTATCAAAATCTTCGACGCATGGTTGCATGACTTTGGAGCATTTAGAGACTACATTCAGAGTTTGCAGCATTATGGAGAAGCCGGGTACACACTTGACCGCATAGACAATTTAAAAAACTACGAACCGGGAAACCTAAAATGGTCAACCCCAAAAGAACAAGCGAACAACAGAGGATAGCAGATTGCCCACGAGGGCAGAAAGGATCACACCATGGCCACGACCACAGCCCCCACAAGATACACGATCAACCACGACGGAACGCTGGAAAAATGGTATTTGGAATACGACGGCGGCGAGACCGTCTATCTCCGAAAGACCCCGCGCCCAAAATGGAACTGCGGCATGAAAGAATTTCCTGCCGCCGAGGTCTACGAAACATACCGCGCCGCAAGAAATGCGCAGAAAGGACACCTATGAAAGCTAAACTGAACGATGCTCAGGCTCGCGCATATATCGCGGGCGAATCGAGCGAACCCGTGCAGGAGATTGAGCGTAAACACATTCTCCTCCTTGTGTCCGCTTTGCAGGAGGTTGCAGAGCGTCCCGGCATGATCCTCGCAAACCTGGGCAAAACCGCCGACCGCTATGTGGAAAATCATCAGAACACAGAAAACCGGCAGGAGTTGTCCTTGCTGATTGCGACTCGTGACGCCATCAAATCCCAATCAAATGAACAAGGGCCTGTTTATGAGCTATCTTGACCTCTTCCAGCGCTACGGCAGCCCCAGCCGAGAGGCGGAGATCCGGCTGCACGGCTACCTGATCCGACCCGATACCCTGACCGCCGACCGCATCCAGTATAACGACGAGACCGCCGCGCGGCTGATCGAGGATTGCCGCCGCCTCGCCGGCCAGCTCACCGACTACCGGCAGGCTCTCGCGGAGCGTTACGCCGCACTCGCGACCGCTGCATACCGTGACCGGCTGGAGCTGACCCGTGACCCCGGTTACAGGGGCAAGGCGGTGATCTACTTTGTGCGGATCGTCCGCACCTATGAGGACGGCACCACGGAGCGAGTTTTGGACGAAAAGTATTTCGGCACGGAGCGCCGGAAAGCCTTTGCCCGGTTCGCGGAGCTGAAGCACCAGCGCCCAGGTATTGAGATCATGCAGGACACCGAGAAAAAGCCGTGGGAAAAGTGAATGACGCAGTACGGATGCAGTAAACCGCGGGAGCCCTTGAGCCCCCGCGGTTTTTATTTACAAAAGTATTAAGTTTTCAAAAAATCCTCGACCGCCTGCAATCGCTGATTTTTCCTTATATATCAAGGGTTTCAGCGTTCCGAGCATTACACCGAAAATCCAAAAAATTTACCAAGCTCGGACGCAGAAATGACGCAGTAAATTTGCACCGGATGACGCAGTAGATCAGGCGTGATACTTCCGCAGCTTCTCCGCGGCGCTCTCCGCCTTCTCCCGCCGCAGGTGGGTATACACCGCCTCGACGACCTCCACCGTGTCCCCGGCGAAGCTGGCCGTTTCGCGCGGTGTCAGCCCCGCCTCAAAGCAGATCGTCACGAAGCTGTGACGGAAGCAGTGCGGCGTGATCTCCTCCGGCAGCCCGACCGCTTTGCAATAATCATCCCATTGCTTTTGCAGGTGCGACGTTGTCATATAGCCGCCGTCCCGGTCGGGAAAGAGCAGCCCCACGCGATTGCGCGGCAGTGCGTTGGCGAGCTGAGGGAGCAGCGGAACCTCGCGCGCTCCGTTCTCGCTCTTGAGAAAATTCTCCAGCTTTGCGCGGCTACTGCCGGTATAGTTGAGCTTTTTATTGACGCGGATGGTCTCGGTCTTTCGGTCGATGTCGGCATAGGTCAGCGCCAGCGCCTCCCCGCGCCGCAGACCAGTATAAAGCAGCAGATACGGGAACAGCCAGAACGGCGGCTTGGTCGCCGCGCTGTCCTTGACGGCCCGCTCCTCGGCTTCGGTCAATGCCCGCCGCTGCTTCTTCGGCAGCCCGCGGCTCTTGCGGACCTCGGCGGCAGGACTGACGCGGATATCTCCGCTCATGACTGCGTGCGAGAAGATCATTTTGCAGACGGAAAGCTCGATCTGTACGCTGTTCCCCGCACGGCCCTGTCGTTCAAAGTCCCGGATATAGCGTTGTACGTCTAAAGGCTCTACGTCCGAGGCATAGCCGGGGAAAGCTTCTTTTAGGCGCTTGACGGCAAAGGAATAGACGCGCCGCGTGCTCTCTCTGACGCTCTTTTCGTGCTCGGCCTCCCACTCGTCAGCGATCACGGGGAATTTGCGGCCCCGCTCGCGCTCGTCCTGCCATGCCAAAATTTTCTTGTCTACCTCGCGGCAGGTCTTGCCGCGGAAGTAAATGCGCTTGCCGTTGACGGTGCGGGAGGTCTCGAAAAGTCCGTCCGGCCTCTGGTGGTACTTGTTTTTTGCCATAAAAAAGCTCCTTTCATCTTGCGCGACGAAAGAAGGCGTGATATAATATCTACGCCTATTCATCGACGCGCATTTGTTCAACAACGCGCGTTTGTCGTGTTTCTCTTGTGTTTCGTCGTGGTTATGCTGGGGGAATGGATTAGGCCCGCCGGAGTGTTTGCACCACTCCGGCGTTTTTTATTCTATGTATCGAATGACGCCCCAGGCCCCGTGAGTAGCGTCCAGATAGAGCAGCAGCAGAAAAATCAAAAGAAACGTGAGAATCCCGAACAGTACCCGTTTCTCCCTCTGCTGCTGGCGGATCAGCCGCCGCAAATCATCGATGTGTGCGGCGTAAATGCCCCGGTCATCGGCCTGCTCACTGTTCCGCAGCACCTCCAGAATCTTTTCAGCCACATCGTCCGGCGGTTTCGCCGCGCCGGAAATGTAACGCGATACCATGCTTTCTGATGCATTGCACTGCTCGCCGATTTCCCGCAGGGTCAGCGGGCTTTTCATACGCATTGCCCTCGCCTTTTCTGAAAAATTCACCGTTTCCCCTCCTTGAAAGTTTTTTGCAAGGAAAATCCGCCCTTTGAATTGGACTTTCTTGCTAAATGGGTCTATTGTTCTCATAGGCCCACTCCCCTTTCCCCGGTCCCGCTTCGGCGGGCCGGGGTTTCACTTACGGAAAGGAGCGACACCATGACAGATTTAGAATTTCTGGAAACCTTGCGCAACTTACCTTCCGAGACGCAAGCCGCCGTACTTATTGCAATGCAAGAGCTTTTATTATCTCAACGATCCGCTCCCGGTTTTCCGGCGTCAGCTGATGGAAAAGCTCAATGATCCTCTTATCATCTTCCGCCAGCCCGTCCCCATTCGTGGGGGCGGGCTGTTTCTCGTCTATCAGATATGAAGGTTGCACGTCAAACAGCTTTGCCATTGCTTTTATCTTGGATGTTGGTATATCGTCGACCCGGCCGCATTCCCATTTGCTTACAGCATTGGTTTTTACCCCCAGCTTTTCGCCTAATTCCGTTTGTGTCAAGCCGAGGGCTTTCCGGTGCAGCCGGATCTTGTCCCCTATTGTCATCGCTTCTTGTCCTTTCCATTTATTATCTTAATAATACCACGGTTTTTTTAAAAGTCAAATAAAAATATCTTGACAAGGTTAAATTAATGAGTATAATAAAATTATCTTGAAAAGATGAATTGAGGTGACACAAATGAACGCAAATATGTTGAAGGGCCGCCTTCGCGAAAAGGCCATGACACAAGCCGACCTTGCCCCTCAAGTTGGCTTGAGCCTGTCCAGATTCAACGCTAAGTTAAATGAGACTGGCGGTGCTGAGTTTTCTCTTGGCGAAGTCCGCGCGATCAAGCGCGTTTTGGGTCTGAGCCAGGAACAGACGGAGCAAATTTTTTTCTCCTGAAATTATCTTGAAAAGGTGAATTATTCAAAAATTCTCTGCTGCGGGTAAAGCGGCTGGAGACGTGAGTTGCGTCACTTCTTCCGCTTCTCCCGTATTAGCACAATGACAACTACAATCATCTGTAGCACAAGCGCAAATATCGCTATACCCCCAAAAGCGGTAAAGGGAATCACCCCACTTTGTCCAAGCAAATAGCATACAACAAGAATTGGGATCATCGGGAAAAAGGCGCAGCTTATCGCAATGCCGCCTAATAGCCCTTTGAACAGACCGACAACCTGTTTCCAGACAGCAACCAGATAAATTTTTCTGATGTCCGCTCTTGTGTTTGAAATGGCCCGCACCGTCGTTTTCCTCATTTCGGGATAGCACCGCACAGATATTTCAAGGGCACCGCGCGCCTGCATAAACGAAGCGTATTCACTCTCTGTTATCTGCCCTGCCCTGCACAACCCCGCCGCTTCATTCTCTGAAACGAGGTTTTGTAGTGTGCGCAAGTTCTCCTTGTGTTGCTTTTCAAGCAACGCCAAAGACGCCTCAAGGCGGGCAAGGTCCTCGCGTTTTTTCGTCAAATCGCTATTCATCTCAAATCCCCCTCACAAGCAAGATACAGACAGCCGACCGCCGTGGGCAAAGTCCATCAGCCGAACAGGTCAGCCCCGCGAACGGTTACGACCCATTTCCCGTCGCCGAACAGGAAGCGCTTGAAGTCAACTTCCAATTCGGTATCACCGGAACGAACAATGATTTTGTCCATAGCCTTTCTCCTTTCTCTTAGGTTCGCCCCAAAATCAAACCTTTGAGAAAAGCGTGAACCGCCCACGGCGGTCGGCTGTCTGTATCGTACCACAAATTCCAACAAAAGAAAAGGAGGCCCCTCCATGAACGACTTACAGATTTTCACCTATCAGCAAAACGCGGTCCGCACGGTCGAGCGCGACGGCGAGCCGTGGTTCGTCCTCAAGGACGTGTGCGACGTCCTCGGCATCAGCAAATACCGCGATGTTTCCGAACGGCTTGACGCAGACGAAAGGGAGCCGGTCAAAGTGGACACCCCCGGCGGGCCCCAAATGATGACGGCTGTCAACGAATCCGGTCTTTACAATGTCATCCTCCGTTCGGACAAGCCCGAGGCCAAGCCCTTCCGCAAATGGGTCACGTCCGAGGTGATCCCCGCCATCCGCAGGCATGGCAGCTACAGCCGAAAGCCCCTCACCCCCGCCGAGCAGCTTTTGGCGCAGGCGAACGTCCTCGTCGAGCAGGAACGCCGCCTTTCGGCTCTGGAGGAGACCGCGGAAAAAACCTCCCGCGCCATTGAGATGATCTCCGCGCCCGCCGCCTCCACGCGCGATACCTGGCAGGAGGAGACCGGCAAGGCCATCCGGCAGATGTGCGCCGAATACGCGCTCAACTACCACTCGACAACCGGTGACCTCTACAAGGAGCTGGAAGGGCGCGCGGGCATCGACCTCGACGCCCGCAAGCGGAACCTGCAAAAGCGCCTGCGCGCCAACGGAGCCACGGCGACCGAGTGCAAAGCGGTCTCCAAGCTCTCCGTCATCGCCCGCAATCCCCAGCTCCGCGAGATCTTCACCGGCATTGTGCAGCGCAAAGCGGCGGGCCTGCTTACCAACCGCCTGACCCCGGCATAACCACGACATTTCACCGAAAGGAGTATTCCAATGGCACGAGAAACCGAATTTTACCGCGACAACCTCGAAGCGATCCTCGCCTTCACCGGCGGCAAGCAGTTACTCAGCATTAAGCAGGTCGGCGAGTTCACGGGCCTGCGCAAGTACGAAACCCTCCATAAGCGCTTTCCCTTCCAGCAGGGCTACATTTCCGCGCCGACGCTTGCGCGCTGTCTGGCGAAAGGAGCGAGCGCATGAACGACGAACGCCAGCCGCGCCGTGAGAACTACGGCTATTGCATCTTCCCGGCCCTGCGCCGCGCCCTGCGAAAGACCGGCATGAACCGCCGCGAGGTCGCGAAGTACCTCGGCATATCCGACAGCAATTTCTATTGGTGGACGACCGGCGGAAACGCGAGGATCCTTTTGGTCCTCTCGAAGCTGCTCCTGCTCACCGACCTGACCTTTGAGGAAGCCTTTGGCGAGATCGACAGAGGAGAGGAGAGCGAATGATGAAACCGTTTTTTGCATTTCTTGCCCTGTTCCTGTGCCTCGCGGCGCTGTGGCCCGTCGTGACCGTCAGCACTGCCGCGCAGCCGGAGCCGTACACCGGCGAGCCGCCGGTCATCGCAGACAAACTTCTCGGCGAGGACAAGCCCGCAGAGGGGAACGCGGAACTTACCATCGGCGAACCGCTCGGTGAGTTCCGGCTGACCGCCTATTGTCCGTGCATGAAGTGCTGCGGAAAGACGGACGGCATCACCTCGACCGGCACGCTGGCCGCCGAGGGGAGAACGATCGCCGTTGACCCTCGCGTGATCCCTTACGGCTCCGCCGTCACGATCTACTTTGCCGACGGAACGGTACATACCTACACCGCCGAGGACTGCGGCGGGGCTA